CTTAAATTGCAACTTTTATCATGATGGTAAAACTAAATTAAAAACAGCAGCTACATACAATGAAGATGGTAGTGTTAAAACTGCAGATGTTTATGAAATGGAGTGGACTAAAAACGAAAACACTCATGTTGCTGTAAAAGTTTTTAAAGATAAAGCAACTAGAGATGCTGACCCAACAGGTAACGTAACTGAGTTTAGTTTTAATTTTATTGGATCTTTAGCTGCTTCAGCTAAAAACCATGTAAAGCAAGCTTATGAAGCTTTAAAAGCAGATGACAAGTACAAAGATTATACGGATGTATAATAATTAATAACAATTAAATTTAAATATAATGAAAGACGTAAAAGTAGAAGACATCGCTAAAGATGTAAACAAGATTACTGATGAAGAATTAAAGTCGGTACAAGGTAAAGTAAATGTAATCAATCAAGCTCAAATGCAAGTTGGTGGTTTAGAAGTTCAAAAAGCTGTAGCTATTGAACAATTAAAAGCCGCGCAACAAGAATTACAAATAATTCAAAAAGAACTTGAAGAAAAATATGGTAAAGTATCTGTTAATTTAACAGATGGTACTATATCTGAAATACCTGAAGATGAGACTGATAAGAAAGATTAGTATAGGTAAAGATTATAAAAACGAAGCGATGCACTACTCCGTGGGCCAAGAGGTCTACGGAGGGCACGTTATCGATTCTATAGTTGACGACGATGATGTTTTTTCAATATACATAAAAAAAGGCACAGACGTGTTACCTTGGAAAGAGTTTAATAAAAACATGGCTATAGCTGTTGAATTTAATTTAGAATACTAGTGAAAAGCGTTTTTAACTTTATAGTTAAACCTTTAAATGAAAGATACCAAAATTCTAAAAAAATAGATAACAAAGAGTTAATATTAAACACTGACATATTTCAACATAAATTTGTTAGTAGAGAAGCAAAGGTTATATCAACACCAACAGCTTTTAATACTCAAGTTAAAAAAGGTGATACTGTTTTAGTTCACCATAATGTTTTTAGAAGGTTTACTGATATTAAAGGTGTAGAAAAAGATAGTAAAAATTATTATAAAGATGACATGTACTTTGTATATGCTGATCAGATTTTTGCTTACAAAAGATATAAATCATGGCAATCTATAGATGGTTATTGTTTTATTAAACCTATATGTAGCGATGATATGTATAGCACTGACAAAGAAAAACCTTTAGTTGGTATAGTTAAGTACTCAGATGGAACGGTTGATGTTAATGATTTGGTTGGTTTTAGACCTACAAGTGAATATGAGTTTGTTTTAGATGGTGAAAGATTATATAGAGTAAAAAGCAATTTTATTACAATTAAATATGAATACGAAGGAAACGAAAAAGAATATAATCCAAGCTGGACATGAAGCAGTTAAAGAACTCATCAAAGTCGCAAAAGAACCAATTGTTGAAACTGATGATGATGTTTCAGCCGATAGACTCAAGAACGCTGCAGCCACTAAAAAGCTCGCAATATTCGATGCATTTGAGATCTTAAATAGAATTGAAGCTGAAAAAGCATTGTTAGAAGGTAAGGTTGTTGAAGATGAAAAACCTAAAACATTTAGCGGTTTTGCAGAAAAAAGATCTAAGTAATGGAGTTTTTATGTTCTAAATGTGGAGCTTGCTGTAGAGCTGCTGGTAAAATGAACGGCGCTAAATATGGTTTACCTATAAAAAAAGATGGATCTTGTGCTCATTTAGTTGGTAACGAATGTTCTATATATGAAGATAGACCTAGTATATGTAGAGTAAGTAACATGACTCATAAACCATTTTATCAGTCTAAAAAATCTTATTTTATACAAGCCACAGAAAGATGCCATGAATTAATTGATGAAGAAGGTTTAGACTCTAGTTATAAAATAAATATAAAAGAGTATAATGTATAATCAAGATTTATATAGAGTTGTTGATACTGTAAAGTTAAACACCATTAAAAGATTAAATAAATCTAAAAAATGGGATTATGGATATAACAAGGAACATGATATAGTTGTTATATCTAAAACAGGTCAAATTGGTGAGATATACGAAATACAAAATTTAAAAATAGCTCTACCTAAAGTTCCTAAAGAAGTTACAAAGTTTAACAATAATACTTGGCAAATAACTGATTACCCTAAAGAGTTGAAAAGAGTTAAAACAATATTTGATTGGCGAGATTATCCGCAAGACTTTAAAAATAAATATATTGATTACATTGAAAATGAGTTTAAAAAACGTGAAGAAGGTTTCTGGTTTTACAACAAAGGTGTTCCTACTTACATTACTGGTACTCATTACATGTACTTGCAGTGGTCCAAAATTGATGTTGGGAACCCAGACTTTAGAGAAGCAAACAGATTATTCTACATCTTTTGGGAAGCTTGCAAAGCAGACAGAAGGTGTTATGGAATGTGCTATCTTAAAAACCGTAGATCGGGATTCTCGTTTATGGCCTCAGGAGAGGTGGTTAATGCAGCTACTATTAGTTCCGATTCACGATTCGGCATATTGTCCAAATCTGGGCCCGACGCTAAGAAAATGTTCACAGATAAAGTGGTACCAATATCGGTCAATTACCCGTTCTTTTTTAAGCCGATACAAGACGGAATGGACCGTCCCAAAACCGAACTGGCATACAGGGTACCCGCATCAAAACTCACAAGGAGGAACATCACGAGTAAAACCGATAGACCCGAGGAACTCACCGGACTCGATACCACAATCGATTGGAAGAACACCGGTGATAACTCCTATGATGGAGAAAAACTCAAACTCCTCATCCATGATGAATCAGGGAAGTGGGAGAGGCCGAACAACATCCTCAACAACTGGAGGGTCACGAAAACGACATTACGATTAGGTAGTAGAATTATTGGTAAGTGTATGATGGGGTCAACGAGCAATGCTCTTGACAAAGGAGGTGATAACTTTAAAAAATTATATAATGCTTCAGACGTTACAAAAAGAAACCGCAATGGACAGACTAGCTCGGGATTATATAGTTTGTTCATACCTATGGAATGGAACTACGAGGGATTCATTGATTCTTATGGCTTACCTGTCTTCGAAACGCCGACAGAAGAGGTTAGAGGACCTTACGGAGACTTTATAGACATAGGGGTTATAGATCATTGGCAAAACGAAGTTGATGGCTTAAAACACGACGGAGACGCTTTAAATGAATTTTATAGACAGTTTCCAAGAACAACAGAGCACGCGTTTAGAGATGAAACACAAAACAGTATATTTAATTTAGCAAAAATATACGAGCAGATAGATTTTAATGAAGAGACAAATGCGCCTTATACTAAAGGTAATTTTCAGTGGATAAACGGGGTAAAAGATACAAATGTTATATTTTATCCTGATGCTAAAGGTAGGTTTAAAGTATCATGGGTACCACCTCAGCATTTACAAAACCGAATTATATTTAAAAACGGTTATAAATACCCTGGTAATGAACACATGGGGGCTTTTGGTTGTGATAGTTATGATATATCAGGTACAGTTGATGGTAGAGGATCTAAAGGTTCTTTACACGGTTTAACTAAGTTTAGTATGGAAGATTGTCCACCTAATCAATTTTTCTTAGAATATGTAGCAAGACCAGCAACTTCTGAGATATTTTTTGAAGACATGTTAATGGCGTTAGTGTTTTATGGAATGCCAATACTTGCTGAAAATAATAAACCTAGATTATTGTATTATTTAAAAAGAAGAGGTTATAGAGGTTTTAGTATGAACAGACCTGATAAATTATGGAATAAACTTTCTTTAACGGAAAAAGAAATAGGTGGTATACCTAATTCAAGTGAAGATGTTAAACAGGCTCACGCTGCTGCAATTGAGATGTACATACAAAGTAACGTAGGTATTAAGTCAGATGGTTCACATGGTAACATGTATTTTAATGAAACATTGCAAGACTGGGCTAAATTTGATATAAACAATAGAACAAAATTTGACGCAACTATAAGCTCTGGTTTAGCTATAATGGCGTGTAATAGGCATTTATATAATCCAAATGCTAGTGTAAAAAAAGAAAAACTAAATATAAGTATTGCAAGATATAAACAAAAAGGCTTACAATCAAAATTAATAGAAAACTAATATGGCTGATTCATATATAAAAGGTTATTTTCCAAGTCAAGTCGTTAGCGACCAAGAAAAGGTTAGCTCAGACTATGGGTTAAAGATAGGTAAAGCTATTGAAAAAGAGTGGTTTGACGAAGGCGTTGGTTTTAACAAATTCCATAACAATGAAAATAGCTATCATAAACTTAGATTATATGCTCGAGGTGAGCAATCAATACAAAAATACAAAGATGAATTATCTATCAATGGTGATTTATCTTATCTTAATTTAGACTGGAGGCCCGTACCTATTATACCTAAATTTGTTGACATAGTAGTCAACGGTATATCCGAGAGAGTGTTTGACGTAAAAGCATACTCACAAGATCCTTATGGTGTGAGTAAAAGAACTGCTTATATGGAAAACATATTAGCTGACATGAGAACTAGAGAATTAGATGAGTTTTCAAGAGAAGCTTTTGGTATAAGTCTATCATCTACACCTCCAGCTAAATTACCTGATTCTGAAGAAGAATTAGAATTACACATGCAGCTTAATTATAAGCAAGCTGTAGAATTAGCTGAAGAACAAGCTATAAACGTATTGCTTAATGGAAACAGATATGATTTAACAAGAAAAAGAGTTAACTATGATTTAGTTACGTTAGGTATAGGAGCTGTAAAACATACATTTAATCAAGCTGAAGGTGTTAAGGTTGAGTACGTGGATCCTGCTAATTTAGTTTATTCTTACACAGAATCACCTTATTTTGATGATCTGTATTATGTAGGTGAAGTAAAAACATTACCTATAAACGAAATTAAAAAAGAGTTCCCTAATTTAACAGATCAAGAGTTAGAAGAAATATCAGGTCAATCTTTTAAAAATAATAGAGTACATGATAAATCTGCTTACGTAGGAGAAAAAATAGATAAAAATCAAGTAAGAGTTTTATATTTTAATTATAAAACTTATATGAACGAGGTTTATAAATTAAAAGAATCTGCTAGTGGTGCTGAAAAAATCATAATGAGAGATGATACTTTTGATCCACCTGTAGAAGTTTTAGAACAAAGGTTTGGTAAGCTTGAAAGAGTTTTAGAGGTTTTATATGAAGGAGCTATGATATTAGGCACGGATAAAATGCTTAAATGGGAAATGGCTAAAAACATGGTTAGACCTAAAAGCGATTATACTAAAGTTAAAATGAATTATAGTATATGTGCACCTAGAATGTATAAAGGTAGAATAGAATCACTTGTAGGTAGAATAACAGGTTTTGCTGATATGATACAACTTACGCATTTAAAGTTGCAACAAGTGTTATCTAGAATGGTTCCGGATGGTGTTTATTTAGATGCTGATGGTCTTGCTGAAATAGATTTAGGTAATGGAACAAATTATAATCCACAAGAAGCTTTAAACATGTTCTTCCAGACAGGTTCTGTTATAGGTAGATCGTTTACAGGCGAAGGCGATATGAATCCAGGTAAAGTACCTATTCAAGAAATACAGTCTGGTAATGGTGGTGGAAAAATACAAAGTTTAATTGGTACATATAATTATTATTTACAAATGATAAGAGATGTGACCGGTTTAAACGAAGCTAGAGATGCTAGTACTCCTTCAAAAGATGCTTTAGTTGGTGTTCAAAAACTAGCCGCTGCAAATAGTAATACAGCTACAAGACATATATTACAAGGTGGTTTATTC